CGAGTGGCTTAAGGAGCACGCCTGGAAAGTGTGTATACAAGAAATTGTATCGAGAGTTCGAATCTCTCCTTCACCGCCAAATTATGAAAACGCAAACCCCTGATTTTCCTAGAGAAATTCAGGGGTTTGTGGTTTTTTGCGTCCAAAAAATAGCTCCATGGGACCATTATGGGACTGGCGCTCCATTTTGGTGCGAAAAAGGCGTGTAGCGGTTGTGTGTCCTGGGCGGGGATTTCAGACGTTCAATTGATGACGACGCTTGGTTCTGTCAGAGGTGTTTAAAGCACTAGGTTTGGCCGAGCCAAAAGGTTATGGCGCACCAATAATTCAAGGAAGGACGTTCCCAATGAAGCATGTTGTAGCTCTAGCCTTTTTTGCGGTATCTCAATTGGTTCAGGCAGATTGTTCGGTGTCTGACATCAAAATAACGTCAGTAAAAGCTAAGTTTATCAATACGTGTGGTAGCACTGACTGTACTCATATGACTGGAGTGGCAACGCTGTTAAACAATTGTGCTGAGGCCACGGGGGTCCAAGTCCAAATCACGGCTTACGACAACCTGGACTCGCCTGTTTCTACAGTCGAGCATTGGCCGGCCAGTGTTAGAAATATTCCGCCAGGCAGCTATACGTTTTCCCTTGATCAATGGCTTGAATATGATCCCACGATCGCCTCTTTTGGCCTGAAGGTGATTGATGTGAATAAGTGGAAAAAGTGAGTGTTGCTAATAACGCAATAAATGAAGACAAAGCCCCGCGTCGGTCGCTGTGCATACAATGGCTATCACTCAAAAGGAGCTGTACCCATGGCAAATGAAGGCGACGTAGATGTGGAGTGTTTGATCGTGTGCGCCGAGCGCGCGACGACCGGCCGTGAACGTAATGCGATCTATGCAGCGCTAGCCGAGGCTGGTGGCGATGTAGCGCAGGAGTATTTGAGTGAGCTTGCTCGTTATGAAAAGTCGGATACCAAAAAGGCCATGCTGATCAAGCTGATCGAAAAGTCCAGCCGAGTGTAATTGCGCTACCAATAACGCCGGTTTTGTTTAACAGGCCCCCACATCTAAGCCAGGTGCGGGGGCCTTTTTTCTGGCCTTGGAAACCAATCCCCCCTAGAGTGGCTTACCGACTTCTGGCACTCTGGTTTTATGCAGTGTTGGTCACTCACTCGAACTAGGAATGTGCCGTGACTGTCAACAATATCGATCCCGACTTCGAAGCCAGTTTCCTCAAGCAGCGTGTGGCAGATCTGCACCGCACTCACCCAGGCGAGGCGGTACTCGTTGCAGACATATTGCAAGCGCTGAACTACCAGAAAACCGCTATTCGTAAGGAGTTACAGGTTCGAGGCCTGGTCATTGCACTGGGCTACACGCTGTCTCGGAAAGGGGCCACCGGTTTACCCGGGCTTGAGGGATGGTTGGGCCAGTTCCTCAAAGACGGCGCCTTGAGCTCCGAGCAAGTGGTGGCGTTTACGGCGCAAGCCAAAGCGATCTACACATGAACGGCCGGAGCTGTGATCGGTGACAGCTTCAATGCCAGTTGTAACATCCCCACCACATCCGGTCCGTCCTCATTGATCCACGTCCCATAATGCTGGCGGATCATGTTCCCGTTGGTGTGTCCCATTTGTTCAGCAATCCAGTCGATCGACGCAACACCGCTGGTCAGCAACTGACTGGCGTATGTATGCCGGCACTGACCAGGGCCACGATAGCGAACCCCTGCTGCGAGCAAGTGAGCCTTAAAGAAGCGGTCACGTACTACAAAGTCGTTTGCGTGTGGCAAGCCGCTTTTGGTGTTCACGAAGACGAAGTGCAGCGTGTGCCGGCGTACCGTTTTGTTGTCCCGCTCAACGACCTCTACGGTTTCCGCCTTTCTCTTTCGTGTCAGTGCATCGATCTTACGCAAGGCATCCCAGGCGGGTGCCAGCAGACGAACCTTGCGCATCGATCGACGAGTTTTTGTCACTCGATAAGCACCGCGCACCTTCGATCGGCGAAACGTTACCGTGCCTTGCGCCAGATCGACGTCCTCCCACGCCAGAGCGATGGTCTCGGAAACCCGAGGGCCGGCCCAAATCATGAACTGCACCATTAACAGCTCATGCGTGCGGCTGGTCGGTGTTTCCAGGATCTGCTTAATTTCCGCTCGGGTAAACGGGTCTGGTGCCTCTGGATCGGGCAGGCGCACCATCAAACCTTCGGTAGGGTCGTGGGCGACTTTCATCCGTGTGCGGTAGAGCCGGAACACCTGACGCACGTTGCTGATGATGTCGCGGATGGTCTTGTTCTTGAGGGTTTTTGACAGCGCGCCCTGAATCCACTCCTGCAGGTCCAGGTGATCGATCGCGCTGATCTGGACTTTGCCCCAGCGCGGACGCACATGCACTTCGGCCTTGTTCGCGTAGCCTCGGTAACTGGATGCTGCCACGCTGTTGGCCTTGATTCGTAACCACAGGTCCAGGTAGTGACCAAAAGTGTTTTCCACCAACCTGGCGGAGTTGGGGAAGTGACGTGCGTAGTCAAAAGTGCCGGCTTGGATTTCGTATTCGATGATGGCAATCAAGCGTTTTGCCTGGGCGACAGTCGCCAGCGTGTTGCCTCCAGGTATTGATTCTCGGCATTTTTCGCCGTTGTATTGAAAATAGATTCTCACGGAATTCCCGCGAGCTTCGACCCCACTCATGTAAACCCCTAACGCTGTACTCGTATATCGACAGTCTGACGAACGAAACCAAAAAGGCCCGTTTCCGGGCCAAGTATCTGAAAGCGCATCTTCTGGTGGACGCGGCTTATGGCTTGGGCTTGTGGTTGCGCAGATGGGCGTTCTGCAGCTGGCGCCACCGGCTACATTTCAGATGGTTGCCCTGAGCGCGCCACTTGCCGCATTGGTCGCAAACGCTGGTGTAATCAATGTTCCAGGGAAAGCGTCGTACTGGTGTTTCTGCAGGGCTGTTAGACATTGCGGGAGGCGCCCCGAGTTGCGGGCTTGGCGAGTAGCTGGGCAACCATGGCCGCGTCTGTTTCGCTCAGTTCGCCCAAGGTGCTGGCCATCTCGCTGAGACTTTCGAGGCGGGTTCGCGATTCAGGGGTTTTATGCACCAGGTAGCCAATGACGGCTGCGCCGATAATAGCGGTGGCCACCAGGTGCCGCGCCGGTGTGTTAGCCTTCGTGCCGCTGCTGCTTAGGTTCTGTGCTTGCATGGTATAGCCCTCTGTTGCGGTTAGGTGTCGGGGAGCTGCAACTCCTCGACACTGCTTCTTTTAAGTTCAGTCCTTACGGGCCAGGTGGATCACCAGTCCGTCAAAATCCGGCTTATGCTCAACGCATGACTGCCACTCCAACACCCTCAAAATCTGTTGCCTGCTGCAGTCGTCCACCAGGATTTCGCGCTGGCCACCGGCTGCCCGAACCTCCAGGTTCTCCAACAAACCATCTTCCCCATAAGCACCGGCCTGGATGATCGGCGCGCTCTCACCGGTGAATTCCAGGCGGTCCTGCACTCCCTGCAACTTGCTAGTTTTGCCGTCGTCGGCATTGTCCATAAACACTTGGATCTGCATCGGTCTTTCTCTCCTTTACGCCTTGAATGTCCAGCACTTCACTGTGGTCGGCCGGGGTTGTGAACACGGATTGCGGCTGTTGAACGCAGCACGTACAGCGCTGTGTACGGCCTTATTGCTATCCAGAAACTTGCGGGAACGGGACTCTTTGAGTAGGTCGCGCAACGTGGCCACGTCGACCAGCTTCTGTTTGTGTTCGGCGGCGCGTTCACAGAATTCGTTGAGGTTGATAGCAATCACGGAGGGGTCGCTGCTGTGGTCGACCACAGGGTCTTCGCTCAAGGATTCGAGGTAGTCGTAGACCTCCCAAAACTCGGCCACGGCTGCGTGGTCGGAGCTGATCGACGCCTGGCGCTCTATGGCCATCCGCACGATCTGGCGTTGGGTGGCAGCGACCTGGGGGTCACTCAATTTCAGTACCAGGCGAATGCCATCTAGCAGCGAGAGCATTTGCGCGTGGTTTTTGCTGATGCGCTCCACGCGGATGTAGCCGCGCAGGTCATAGCCGCAACTGGTGCAATTGCCCTGGTCACTGGCATAGGCTGTGCTGCAGGCGAAGCAATGGATGTGCAAACGGCGCAGCTTCGATTCGTGTTCAGGCATGCGCTGTGCGAACAGCTCAAGCACCGCGGATTCCTTGCCCACGGCCCGCAAAAGGAAGTGGCTGAGGGTGCCGCCGTCCAGGGCGTTGAGTTGATCAGCAGCAGCACGGCTTTCCGGCGTGACGGTCGGGCGTACAAAGTGCAACTTCACGATCCGCGTCATGATCGCTTCGTGGGCGACCACGGCCGCGTTCTGGCTGATCGCGATAGTTCCCCTGAATGGAGGCTCATACGTTTCGTTGCCGGCCGTCTTGACGCCTTTGGTGGCCAATGTGCCGCCGCCGTAGAAGTCTTTCAGCTCGTCCCATTCGAAGGTTTTAGCGTGTGCCCGATCATCGCCGTGGCGATCAGCTTCCAGGAACACCACCGGCATGCCGGAGACCTGGCCCATCAGGCGAGAGCGCCCAGCCTTGGTGGATTTCATAGGGTCAAATCCTTCATAGCCTTCGCGGCCGAGTAGTTTCCAAAGGAGGTTCAAGAGGGTGGTTTTGCCGGCGCCGGCCTCGCCTGTGGCTTCAAGAAAAGGGAAGGACTGATAGCGGGCTCGGATCTGTTCGCAGAACAGCGAGCCAAAGAAGAACACCAGCGCGACGAAGCCCTGGGCGCCGAAGCATGTCCACAGCAACTGCACCCACTTCTCGTCAAAGCCCTTTGCTTCTCGCTGCAGCTTGATAGGGACGCCTTTCTGAAGGGTTTTCAGGCGCAGCTTGCCGAACTCGAAATAGTCTTCGCTGTTGACCTTGTAGGTGGTGCCGTCCTTGATTGCGATGTCTCCGTAGACGTAGCAGGCGTATTCCTTGCTGTAGCCCACGTAGTCGATCGTTGAGACGGTTTTGATGCCGAACAGTTGGTCTTTCATGAGCTTGTCGAGCTGCTGGCCACTGCCAGTGAACATGGCGCCTGCCGCCATTCCGAGTAGTCGCTTTTTGAACTCGCTCGCGGCTGACAACTGGCCGCTGGTGAAGGTGTTTTTCACGCTTTCGGAGTCGTGGGGGAAGTCCACACGCATGTAGTACCAGGACTCGTCTGTTACCTCATTACGTTGGAAGTACAGCGCCTGGGGGTAGCAGTTGGCGATCTCCACGACGCTGCCGGACTGCTGCAGCGCTTTTTCGCGCTGTTGCGCCTGGTTCAGTAGCTGATCGTCGTGGTTCTCGCTGTCCTCGATGTCGGCCATGGCTCGGTTGAATTTCTCCATGTCCAACTTGAACCAGTACAGGCGGTTCCCGAAGCCGAGGTGAAATTCCCCGCGCTTGTTCCAGTCGTACATGAGCAAAGCCTTTTCCGCCGCGCTCTCGGCCAGCAGCAGGGCGCCCTGGTGGCGGGCCTGCTTGAGGTCGGTCGCGATCTGGTCGGCGCGTTTGGTTTCGTCCTGGATGAAGCTCCAGCGCTGATGAAGGTCGTTCCAATCTGACTTGCGACCGTCACGTTGTGGGATCTGCACTGACTCGCAGACGAAGCCCAGGGCACGTGCTTCGCGGACCCAGCGCCTGGTGTAGGCGTTTGCGCTTGGCTCGTTATCCAAAGCCCAAACCAGCTTGGGCAGCTTCCCGCCTTCCCGGGTTTTAATCAGTGCCTTGAGCGAGTCCCCAGGGAATGCGTTGGAGGACATTGCAGACACGGCCGCGATGTCGTGGTGCACCAGGGCGATGGCGTCGAAGATTCCTTCGACAATCCAGATCTCTTTGGCTTCCAGCAGGTCGACGCAGGGCGGGCACCACCAGACGCCGCGATAGCTGTCCTTGGACTTGAAGCGGGCCTTCATTTTGCCGAAGCGGTGCGGCTGATCGATCAGGCGTTCCCACCAACCGCCTTTTTCCAGGGCGAACCGCACAGTGGCGCTGCCTGCGTTGTGTTCAACCGAATAGAACGTTTCCTGGGTGAACCACCCCTGAATCAGTTCAAACCGAAAGCCTCGGGCGAACTCCAGGTAAGCACGCGCAGTGGCGTTAGGGTGTTGGTCTGTAGCAGGTGCCCGCTTGCTCCAGTCTTCGAACAAATCGTCGTACAGCTCTTTCACATGCAAGGTGTGGCCACATTTCTCAGGGCGACCACAAATCACCATCCATGGCGTATCAAACCGGGAATACAGCTCTTTCTTTTTGCACTTGGGGCAGGTGCCGCCGCGCATGTAATCGGTGCCCATGCGGTGCTTGAGCCCGAAGTCGGACTGGAGGCGTTGCAGCACGTCGTGTCGAAGATCTTCTTTCATGGGGTTACTTCACTGCTTTAAGGCTGTGGGACAGGGCTGCCATAAGGCGTTTTTGCGCAGCCATTACCGGGACATGGGCGAGAATTGCGCCGTGGCGTTGACCGTCCGCAACAAGGCGGAACTGGTCGGCATACCAGTGTTCGTTGAGGCTCAAGCGATACTGCTCACGCAGGTTTGCCAGCAACGCTTCGGCCTCTGCTGGGGGCAGTTGTGTGGTGACAATTACGGCGTTTGCCATCGTTAAACCTCTATTTCGGGCGTAGCTCACCCATACCCACGGGGTGTGGGGCTGGAGTCGTTAAAGGGGTTTAGGTAGCGGGAGTAACGCGGGTGGCGCGGCTGGCAGATATTAGGTGTTCGTAGATCAGGTAGACGGGCACTGACCAGGAGCAACCGCGAACAGGATCATTGATGACTACGTTTCTTGCGTCACTTGCCTTGAGGTCGAGACGTTGGCGAACTTGAATCGCGGCGAGATCGTTAAAGGCCTGAATCGTCAAGCGCAAAGCTAACGAGTTCACCACTTCGAAGCTTTCAACCAGATGGCTGGTCGTCCGATCCATGAGCTGGCTCGGGTCGCCCAGGTGTTCGGCCTGATGACGTTCAAGAAACGCCAGTGCAGCGTTCTGTATGCATTGTTGATAGTCCAGGGTGTTGGATTGAGTATTCATTGGCTTTTCCCTGATTTGGCGCGGTACAGATCGATGGCGGCATAGACTTCGGCAGCGCGTGCGGCCATGTGCAAGATATGGGCGTTCAGAATCAGTTCGGCTTCATCCTGGGTGATTACGCCGTCCTCAAGCGCCTGGGCAATAATCTGATCAACCGTGCCCTGTTTGGCCGAGGTCTGCATGGCCCGGGCGTACATCTCTACGTTGTCCAAGTTTTCCGGGTGAACAACTGGCACAAACATGCCTCCGTACATTGCTGCTACGTAGTTGGCCAAGTGTTGGGTGCCTGTGACTTGTTCCAGGTTGAAAATCTGCACGTCCGTCAGCGGGCGGCAGTTGTTATTCTCATAGGCATGATTATCAAACTTCTTGAGTGGCAGGCCGATGCGAGCGGCAGCGCGTTCGCGGCCACCTTCGAAGGTGCAAATAATTGCACTGACGACCTCGCGGCGTGTTTTTAGAACCTGACTTTTCATCTTCTGCTGTTCCCTCAGTGCGCCGGCCATTACTGTGCAATCACGCCGTCTTTGATGCCGAGCAGAACGGCGGCGCGATGTGCCTCCCCCCGGCGACCTTTGAGCCGACCGTTCAATAGGTCGCTGACTAAATTTTTATTCAGAC